TCATACCTTTTTTCTCATAACCTTTCCAACACTTTTCATCAAGTTCAAATTCTTCTTTCTTAGTCTTAGACTTATTACCCCAGTTGGCAGCACCAACTTTACGACATTTGACTAGTGCTCCTGACGCATATGCACTAGGCCAAACAGAGTAGCGTGACTTGACTTTGTGGTAGCAAGCATCTTTCTTGCCTTCCTCAATGTCAATTTGATCACCTACTTCAACGTTATTTTCTTCAAACCATCCGCGATTTACTTCTAATGCACACAGAACTTCTCCCTCAGAGAAGACTGGACTTTCGTCGAATGGTTCTAATTCTTTAATGCTTTCGATTGTACCATCCTCTCTTATGAAAGCAATATCAAGAGGAATTCTAGTTTCAGTCATGTGGAATGACTGTTCTGCTACTTCATCAAAGATGAAGAGCATTCCGCTATTAGTATCTAAACTTTCGCGGAACATGAGACCTAAGTTAAAGTCTCTGATGTTATTAGGGATTTCAATGGTAAGTGGTAAAGTTACAAATTGCTCACTAATACCTGCTTTTCTCAAGCGTTTAGCTTGACTCTTGTGCATTTCAACTGCTTTATCTAATTCCTTAGCAATACCCTTTACGTTCTTTTTCATTTCTTCTTTCATGGTTTTCTTGGGTTTGTCAGTTGAAACGTATGTTGGTTTTGCTGCTCCAGTCTTTTGTGGTTGACCTGGATCAGCAGCTCTCTTTCTTCTTTGAGCAGATTCTCTCTCAGACTTACTCATACTTGCTCTTTTTGCAGAAGACACACATTTAGGTGTTGACTTCTGTCCTGGTTGGCGAGCACATGGTTTGCCAGATACAACTTGTACCCAACCTTTCTTACCATCTTTTGATTTAGACTTGCCAAACCAATCACGAAGACCTTCTTCGCTTATTCCCGAGGAGGATCCACCATTGCCACTCCCATTCCCATTACCACCATTGCCATTACCATTGCCATTACCACTACCATTTTTCTTAGTATCATCAACAGAGTGACCGTTTTCTTTGCGAAGCATTCCAGCACGACCAACTACCTTAAATCCTTTAGGAATTGGTTTGCACTTTTCATCAGTATAGCAATAATATTGTCCTGCTGGGCAACGACCATTCTTTTTTTCTTCATTCATTTTTGATTCATCCACTGCGGGTTTACGATGCTTTTTTGCAGAACCAATTTTTTCCTTCAACTTATTAAAGTTGTTGGCATCATAACCTTCATTCATTTTTTTGGTCTTCTTTTTCATTGTATTAATGAATTTTCTATAGACCGCCGCTTCTGAAGTCTTGCCCATTTCTCTTGCTCTCTGCTCCATAGCAACTGCTGCCTGGATTTTGTGAGCGTGAGATCTTGATGAATTGCGAATTTTAGAAACAGATGCTTTAGCAGTTGCAACATCTTTGAATCCGAGTCCATGAATAGTCCCCTTTGGATTTTCATCCGTGTAAAGGTCAGAGTGTTTCTTGGAATTTGCTGGTTGCCCAGGTTTTCTTGGAATTCGTGGGTTGCTCATTTAGACTTTTTTTTACGACCAGCACAATGTGCTTTTTGTGAAAATCCTTTCGGATTAGAGCAGTCAATACTCTTTTTATATTTATTAGTCCAAGACTCTTGAAATTGTTTAAATGATTTCATTAGAATACTCCCATACCAAGTCCAAGTGTTACGCCTGGCAGTTCCACGAAATTAGTGCCGTCATAGAAGTTAATTTTTTTAGTTGTCGTGTTAAAGATAATTGCTCCTGCCGCAAAAGTTGCAGCATCTCTTGCTGATGTTGTATATTGTGGAAGATAAAGTGCAGTGGAAACCGTTGCAACACCAACTGATACTGAATCAAACGTAGGTGTTGCAGACGCTGTGATCGTTGCTGCGGCACCAGAAGACGTTGCTGTAATGTTATCGCCAACGAAGTTAAGAGATACAACTGTGCCAGCAGTTCCTACTGTGCTACCCTCCTCTCTGATCGTGATACCGGAAATTACAGATCCACCACCGACACCGGTTAGTCCTGTGCCATCACCGACAAATGCATTTGCCGTGATGATTCCAGATACATTAATATTCTGACCAGATATGGCAGGTAGAGTTGAAACTCCTGTTACATCTAAAGTGCTGACGGATGCGATTCCACCGATCACATTAGTTGATATACCAGATGTAGTTGCAAACGTTGCAACTCCAGCAATAGAACTAAAAGTAGATACACCCGCAGTGACAGCAAATGTTGCCTCAGTTGCTAATCCAGCGTTAACTGCATAAGTTGCCTCTGTCGCTAATCCTGCTGCCACAGCGTAGGTCGCTTCAGTAGCGAGACCTGCATTGACAGCATAAGTGGCAGTTGTTGCTAAGGTTGCAGTATCAGCATTTCCTGTAACATCACCTGTCAAATCACCTACAAAACTTGTCGCTGTTATAATACCAGATGTGTTAATTGAAACTGTGGTTCCAATACCAACTGACTTTTGAGTTCCTGCTGCATCAGTAAATTCAATCTCACCTTTGGAGTCTTGTTTGATTGTGATTGTATTTGCAATACCAATTATAATTTCTTCAAGACCTCTAATTTGTTTTGCAGTAGGATCTAATGTAATAGATTCAGTTCCAATTGTTAAAATACCAGTGACTCTTGCATCACCATCAACCAATAGAGTTGTATTACCTGCTCCAACATGCACCGTTCCAATACCGGTGTTTATTGTAGATATACCAACAACATTTATTCCACCTGCTAAAACATCAATTCCGGTTCTAGCTGTTACAATACCAAGAGAATCGACATTCTTAACATCTTCATAGGTAATAGTACCACCAACAGTAACGTTACCTGAGAACTCTGCAGATGCCGCTGTGATGATTCCAATAGTAATATTAGGTGTTCCAGTGAGTCCTTGAGCATTTGTTGCTGTAGTTGCTGTGGTTGCTGATGTCGCAGTATCTGCGTTTCCTGTAACATTACCAGTAATATTGCCAACAAAACTAGAGGCAGTTACAATACCAGATACATTTACATTACTTCTTGCAGTGATTTGATATGGTGTATCAATTAAATTTGAGTTGAGGAACGATGAGTTCCCCATATAACCATGACTAGAACATTGATAATGTAAAACAAGTGGCGTCGAATCAGTTACCAGAATCTCTGTGTATGCATCAGAATTACCAGCAGTTCCGTTTGTGGTAACATTAGTTGTATATGCAGTTGTCTTATCTGCCTCCAGATAAAAACGAAGCGGGTGACCATCGTTTGAACTGTCAGACTGATCGAATCTATATGTCTTACCTGGAAGAAGTGTGAGGAATGGCGATTCAATTCCATCCAAAAAATATGCACTACTAGAACCAGTTCCGTGATAACGGTGATTAGTTGTCTTACTATCAACCGTAGTGACAAATATTTCTGTGGTAGAACTTGCCGCTCCAACTAATGCTTTGAAACTTGCAAGTCTACCGACTGTCGCAATACCGGATACGTTAAGTCCTGTCGTTATTCCCGTAAGAGAAAGATTTTTGAAGTGTGAGGTGCCTGTGGTATCGATTCCCGCCGTGCTGCCACCACCGCCAGATGCATCGGCACCAACAAATGTTTTGGTTGATGCTTGATATTTTAAGAACTTACCATCTACTAATGCTGTATCTCTATCAACATCATCAAGAAACTCAAGACGAACCTCACCACCACCGCCTTGTGCATTTACAAGATTTTTAAGATATTCTAATTCTCTTCTAATCTTTATGATCTCTGGATCACCAACGTTCTCTTGAACTTCTTCTTTTGATTTGATTGTTTCTAGAATTTTTAGTGCATGATCAACAGTATCCTCAGGAATCTCCTCTGCTTCTTCGGAGATTTCTTCGGGTTCTTCTTGCTCTTCTACAACTGGTTCGGATGGTTTAAGTGGTTCTGGTGCAATTAAATCAACAACTTCAAATGCTACATTTCCGTTAGCATCTTCAATTTCAAGTTTTTCTTCCTGTTTAGGTTCAGAGTATAGCCAAGACTCAAGTGCCTTTACCTGTCTTTTTTCTTTTGCCTGCTTTTTTTTATTCTCTTCTAATTTTTTCTTCTTTTTTTTCTTTTCTTCAGCGACTGATGTCTTTACTTCTGCGAACAAAGAGTCGATATTAATCTCCCCGACAAGAGATTGGAATTCCTCCTCTTTTTCTTGTCTGGCTTTACCTATGAGGGAAAAAAATTCTCCTAACTCTGTGCTCATCTCTTATCCTTTTCTTTCAAAAGTTTTGCTAATTCTGCAGTAGATCCAACAAAAAGTGCATTATTAACTGTGGAGGGACCTCGAATTTGTTTGTCCTCCTCGACATCTTTCAGTTTTTTCTGAAGATCCATCAACTTATCTGTGGCATCAGAAACACTCTTAATTAGTTGCCCTGCAACTTCATAAGCACGAGGTTGATCAGATTCTTGTGCTAATTCAAGAATACCATTAATTGCCTCTTGACCTTTTTCGATAATTGAATAAAGATTTCCCCTAGTATACTCATAGTCTTTTTTAATGTCATCAACTTGAGTTGTGATTTTTTTTGACTTGATAGGAGAAACTTCAGGAAGAACTACTTCACTATCAACATTAAATGTTTCGTTTAAATCGTTAAAACTCATGAGATTGACCCACTAAATCCAAAGTCATCACCTTCTTGAATAAGAGTATTATCTGCAGAGTCAATTGCAAATACACCGTCACCTTTAAGATGAGTGACTGCAGAGGTGCTATATTGACCTCTGAGAACAGAAAGTTTAGTGCCGTCAATGGATTTAATGTAGATAGTCTCACCGTTTAGATCAACATAAGTCTTCTCACTCAAACCACTTGCACTATCAACACTGATTGTCTTAGCAATTTTTGTAACATCATCCGACAGGTTTGTAACAGCATCACCTGTGTAATTTTTGATTGCTTTTGGTTCGACAGAGTATGATAGTGCCCTTATAGTATTTGAAGTATCCGTGCCTGTAAGATAATTGACAGTTGCCTTTTTGATGATGTCCTTCGTTGCAGAGGAAACTGGACCAAACAAGTATGTTTTTGCTGTAAATCTCATAGTATAAAGTAAGACTCTTCTTTTCGTAAAATCTCCTTCATAATCATCTTCCATTGTAATATTTTCCAACACTACAGGAATATCTTTCTTTTCTTGTATCGTTGATACTAATTCAACCGTTAAATTATATGCTGGTTGAAAATATGGTAATATTTGTTCTACGATTTGAAGGGCATCATCATTTAACTTGGTCATGATTGCCAGTTCAAAATTCATATTGTATGGAACAGGCATAAATGCCTTTTTAGTTTCTGTTCCGTCGTCAGGATCTTTTACTGTGAATTGTTGAGTAGTTGTTACTTTTCTGGATGGGTCATAAGTAAGTCCCGTGAACTCAAAAGACATCCTTGGGAGAGTGATCGCAGTTGGTTTGTTGAGATCAGGTGACTGTTCAATCCTAGCTAAAAACTTTTGAGTTGGACCATAGGCCAAAGGAACTTTTACAACAGAAGAATCCTGCTGAATCGTTACATTATTGAAGAGGGTTCCAAAGGATATTATAGTCCTCCTCAAAATTTCGTTATAAAAGTATCCAAACATGTTAAGACCTTATGACAATAAGTAGTCCGACTAACT